CCACCAAGTACGTCTGTTGCGTATTGCTGTGCAGCCGTTCCAACGGGAGTGCCAGCTAGAGCCTGTTGCTCTCTCATACGCAACGCTTGTTCTGTCTGCGGTGCAAAGCCAACAACTGTCTCACCAGGATAATACTCATATGGGCCTTGCTGATATTGACGCAGAGCCTCGCTCATACCATATTGCAGGAATGGTTCTGCAAATGGTGCGGGGGCTGTGCGTGTAATTGTTTCGGTTACGCCATCAGGTTTTGCCATATTCATATCTCCTGTATTCTGCACATTAACACTAGGCTGAGTTATAGGCAACGGGGTTTGCACTACTGGGGCTGGTGCTACTGGTGTAGGTGTATCTGGCAATGCTGCTACAGTATTTGTAGGTTGACTATATGAAACACTTTGGCCTGTTTGAATTGCTTGATTAATTGCATTTTGAACTGCTGGAGGCTTAACATCCCTCGTCATACTCATTTGCCTGGCTTGTTCTGGTGTCATTATTAATTGATTCATGGTGTCAAAATTAAATCCTCCACCAAAAAAACCACCCATCGGTGAAAATTGTGACAATTCTGACATTCTCGCTAAATCAACCATCCTCTTATCCTATAACCACATAGCCAACAACTAAATCGTGACCATGATTCTGATGACCAGCAACAAAACTGCCAGTTGTACGACTAGATACAAATGGGTGTATGTGTGAAATATCATTACCTAAACCCGTAAAAAGTATAATGCTATTTGCACCAACACGTTTGTCTGTGACATTAGTAGTAGTTGTACCAGATGAAACTGTAAAACTACCCGTACTGTTTAACTTACCTTCGACACAGTTGTTTACCACCTCGGATATTTCACGAGGTGCGCCGCCTTGATATGGTAGCTTTCTGTACTGATTGCTCATCTGCGTCCCGTAGTTGTTGCATCAATATCAATGCCCTGTGTCTTATTCCACTCACCTGTAAGATTTAACCTTATCCTGTGATAACGTCCTTCAGAGCGCACAGGAATAAAGTTATCTGTATTTAGACTAGAAGAAGAACCAAATGTAAATGTATCTATCTGCCTATTACGACTCGCAACTTGCGCTGTAACAGCACCAGTTTCATTTTCACGAAGCGTAACATACGGGATGATATTTCTAATGAGGCTTCTATTGCCTTTGCGAACCTCAAACTCACCCGTTTCAACAATCGCCGTAAGCGTACTGCCCGTGAAAGTTTGGATTTTGTTGTCTTTGCTGGCTGCAAAAACAAACTCACCACCACGATAAACCACCCCATCGAGAGAAGCAGGTAGGACATCCAAGCTGCCAAAAGCAGCATCAAGTTGCTCAAGAGTAAAACCAGCCGTATAAACACCCGCCAAGTGGTCAACCCCAATGTTCGCCGTTGACCATTTATCGAGGGCATAATTGTAGATAATAAGTCTGTCAGGTGTGCCACTAGTTGCCGATGTACTAGCATAAGACCAGATAATAACTTGTCGTAACGGGTCAACAGCAGACGACATATTCTTTGCATAAGCTCCATCCCAATCCTCCAAGAAAAATTTGTTTACCTTCTCAGCCCCAATCGGACGAGACTCTTTACCATCAAACATATAAAAGCCATCGTCAGCCAAGTAAAACACAGCGTGACCAACATTAGCAACACTGCCTGGTACTTTACAACCTCTGTTCAACTCAACTTTGTCAAACTGAAATATCAAAGGTGAACCAATATATGAGGCACGAACAATACCCTTTTCTAAAAGTATCGTTGCATACTCACCGCCGACCAAACCAGTAATATCCCCCAAGTCATCAATGTCCTGAAAGTCAGCTTGTGTTGTAGCACTTACTGCCCAACTTGTTGCATCACCCAATGCTGACCATTGTGTGCGATATGGCTTAGTACCAGCAGAGGTCGTATTGGTAAATCCTGTCATTACAAAGTCACGCACGACAGCAATATACTTAGCCTTTGGTGCATCAGCACTAAGGTCAGAAAACAAACCAGATGCAGCAGCAGTTATCTTTTGTATAGGGTCTGCAAAGTTGGTAGCAACAACAGTTTCACCATACTGAACAAAACGAACCTTATCCTCTGTGCCAGTGCTGTAATTGCCAGACTTGCTAATATTGTCTAAAGAACCATCAGATGTATCAAACTTATATATCTTAGCTCTATCAGCCGCATATAAAGCTGTGTTGCCATTATCATCACGAGCAGCAAACAAACCAACAATGGTACTGTCAGCAGTGCCGCTAATAGCAGACAGGCCCTGAAAGCTCTCATAACCTGTCAAAGACGGAATTACGTTTGTCGCTACAGTTGTGCCAGCATTATTAAAAGCTGACTGGTCTGGTAAAAACTCGCCAAATCTAATCATTGTCTATACCAAACCTCGTTACCTTGACTTACATTTGTCCAAACTTCTGAGCCAGCAGCTACCTCACTCCATGTTTCACTGCCCTCAGACACAACAGACCAAAGCTCCCCAAGTATTTCGCCTGTCAATGTACTAGTTATAACACAGCTAACAGAACCAGCACCACTAGCTGTAAACTGCGTAGAGCCATTGGCAGTTGCAGACATGCTCACAGCACCATTAATAACAAGTATAGTATTGCAAGCAGATGTTGCTGTTACGGCAATATTTGCGCTGCCACTTGCGGTTAATACCTTTAAGGCACTAGCAGATTCAGTGATTGCGATATTTACTGAAGCATCCATTGCAACAGTAAATCTAGCAACAGCCGCCACACTTGCCGCACCTGTTACAGAAGCATCAACAGACTGTATGCGTATTCCATCTGATGTTGTGGTAATTGATAGGGCAGATGAGCCTTCAAGCTCTTTTACAACTACTAAGCTATTGGTATGCGCTGCTGTAATTGCAGTCGCAACAGAAGATGTAGTCTCAAACAGATTGAGATTATCTAAATCCTCAAGAGTGCCAAAAGCATCAAGGGCATCTATATTGCCCCAGTTGTCTAGCTGCTCCAGTGTTGGGCCGATTATCTCAGCCATTGGACTAAGCCGCAGTTACATCTAGGTCGCCAGCAGCAATCCGTAGGATGTCACCTGTAGCAATCGTTTTGCTCGCTGAAAAAGCACCATGTATCAAAAGATTGCCAGAACTAGAGGCATCAAAGATTCCAAAATGGCTTACTGTACCCCAGCTACCAGTAGCAGCAGGAAACTCAATAGCAGCAGTGTTGTCGGTTGTTCCACCAGAGGCAGCATCAAAAGCCGCAGACTTTCTCGTATAACCACTGCCAGATAACTCAGTACCACTATTATCATCACCAAAAGAACCAGTAGAAAGACCAATGTAAACAGTAGATGGTGCAGAATATGCACCTGTTCCTAGTATGTGGTCAAGGATTTCGTTTTCGAGATAATCACTCATTGCGCTCATGTCAATTCTCCGTAATCAGATTTCATAAATAAACCAGAGCCAGCATGTTGACCCTTTTCTTCTTCACGTTTTAACTCTTCCATTGAGCGTGTAAAGAGACTGTCGTACACCTGTGTTTTCTGATCATCCATCAAATATACACTTGCAGCCGACAATGCACCATACAAGTACAAATCAGGGTGGCGAGTTAAAATCGTATTTGTCGTATTACTATCCGACAAATCTGGCACACCTTCCATATACACAATTTCTGCTGTGTATCCGCTATCGGGCGTAGGTGCAAACTTTATCTCTCCACCAATAATGGTATAAGCACGAGGCTTTCCAGAACCACCGCTTGAGTATAATTCATTTATTTTTTGGGGCGTATAATACTCAAGAACTTCCGTAGGGGTTGTGTTTAGCTTGACCATTCTTATGGAACGCAAATCCGTGGGCAATGAAACAAATGCATCACCACCTGTTAGCGTAGCTGTTGCACGTTTCTCCTGTGAACGTGTTTCCAACTCCCTACCCATACGAGCCTCTGCCATACTAATAAATTCAGGTATCCTGTCTGTCAGGTCAGAACGTGCTAAAAAATTAGCAACAGCCGTTTTTAGTTCTGCAAAGGTTGTAATAGCCATTATACGTTACCACCACTTGTTCTAAAGAACCTGTTCTCATAATCATTCATCCACTTTTTCCAAGCGTTAGGATTATGCTTTGGCTCACCAAACTTCTGTACTAGCTCATAATAAAGAGCCGTTGGTATTTCTGCAACCTTCTGTTGATGTCTTTGTGTATCTCCAATCAAAGAACCAGAACGATATGCATTAGCCTCTTCTTTATTACGTTTTAAAAGTGCATCAACGTTTTGCGATGTCTCGTAAACAAAACCGCCACTAGGATTATCGTGTACCCACGTTTCCTTACCAGTGACAGCATCCCTTTTAAGCAATCTCTTAGGCAAACTTTTCTCCCAAAGTATCAGGGGAGAGACTAAGCTCTCCCCCTAATAACTTATGACAAGTTATAAACAGCACCATGTGCTTTAGGCGCAGATACTTTCAAAGACCATTCTGTGATGATTTCGAACTTATCAGCATCGCCTGTTTTAGCGAGGTCTGTTACTGCAAAGTTACGACCAGGCAGTGTGCAGATAGAAGCATAGTCACTGTCTAGGAGGTAAACTCTGTCTGATGGTGTGAATCTGTCGATAACCACATCAAGCTGACCGAAGTCACTCAGATAAAGTGAAACCGACCCAACCATTGCTGCCTCACGAGGAGCAGTATAGTTGATTTGGTTTGTGGTCACTGAACCAGAGTTCAAGTCACTGAAAGCAACCTTTTTCGCAGGTGAAACAACCAAAAGGTTTGGCTGACCACCATCTTCATATGCAGCTTGCATAGCAGCATCAATCATAGCGAGTGTCATTGTGCGGTCAGTACCATCGTCAGATGGGATATGTGTACCAAGACCAACACCTGCATTAAAGGCAGTTTCGTCAGAAGCGATGGATACGTTTGTAATCCAGCTTGAGAGTGTACCAGCTTTACGAGGGTCAGATGCAGCACGAGCCTGTGCAGTACAAACTGACTTCTCAATGTCACGGCGAAGCTCAAGACCTTTCAGAACTTTCTGATAGGCTGTCTCTTTGTCGCGTCCCGCCTTATCAACAGCGTCCAGCGTTCCAGAAATTGCAGCATCTTTCTGTGAAATCTGCATGTAGTTTCCAAGACGAACAGTTGCGGTTGGTGTGTCGTAAGTAGCGTCAGCACCTTCGTTTTGATAATTGTTAGAAGCAGCCGCAGCGAGTTCCTGTACTTGCCATTCAACAAATACACCATTTGCAGTCTCTTTACGAAGAGCTGAAAAAATTGGGGTCTCATCAGGGTCGATTCGAGTTATAACGTCAGCGAGGTCTTCACGCTCACCAACGGCAGTAGTAGTAGTATGTGTAGCCATAATATTTACCTATTTCTTTCCAAAAGATAATCCACAGCAGCATCTCTGCTGCCACTTTTCTTCAGGCGGTCAAAAGCCTGTGATTTACGTTTTGCAGTCACTTCGGACTTAGGAGTAGGCTTGCCAGACTTAGTTACTTTCGGTGCTTTTCTTACCTTCTTCTGAGCTGCTGGAGCTTTAGCCATCAACTCATCATAAAGATATGCTTTGCGGAGTGTCTCAATAGCACGACTATCAGAGGCGGTTTGGAGTTCTTGCTCAGTAAAACCAATACGCTGTGCATACTGTATTACGTTTTGCTTTTCCCTCGTAGCCACTTCTTCGTCACGCCACTCTGGAATACGCTCTAGTAAACGCTGCTGTTCCTGCGCGAGATGCTGCTGATGCGCTTGCATCATTTCTTGCTGCTTCTCTTGCTGGACTCGTAACTGCTCTTGTTGAACTTTTTGCAAGTTCTCCTTGCGGTCACGAACACCATCACGTTGCTTTACATACTCCAACGGATCTTCCGCATAGAGCTTTTCCCAATATTCTTGAGTTGGCTCTTGCACTGTAAGCTGCTGAGACAAGACATTCAAAGCCTGTTCGTACTGCTCACGCTGTTGCGCTATAACTTGGCGTTCAGCTTCAGCTTGCTTTCGCTCACTTGCAGCTTCCTGCATA